CATTGGGTGCTGCTGGTGCGGTAGGCGAAGGAGCATTGGGTGCTGCTGGTGCGGTAGGCGACGGAGCATTGGGTGCTGCTGGAGGTATCATATCCGGAGCGGTTGGTGCGATAGGAGACGTTGGTTCGAGTATTGTCGGTTCTGGAAAACAAGTAGTGGATGCTGCCGGACAAAATAATCAGGGTCAGCAACAGTCAGGTGCAAACGGGGGTCAGCCAACTGGTGCAAACGGGGTTCAACCAAGTGGTTCATCTGATCCATATTCTTATTATGGTCAAGTTCCAACAAAGCCCCCATCTGAATTTATAGCAAGAACCGCGGATTTCAGTTCCTTCGGAAAATAATTCGTTTAAATAGTCATATAAACATAACAATATTTTTATATAATATTGTTATGGATTCTATAGATATTAATGCATTGTTTCATCGAAACGAAATAGTAAATAATATAAAAACCGTATTAAAGGAATTTGACACACGTTGCAATGAACTGACCTATAAAAAAGGAATTTATTTGTATGGTTCTCCTGGTTCAGGGAAAACTTACTTCATCACAGAAATATTAAAAGACTTGGGGTTTGATATTGTGAAATACGATGCAGGTGATATACGAAATAAAGCGCTGATTGAAACAATGACGTGTAATAATATATCGAATCGCAACGTATTGGATATGATGACAAAAAGAAACCGGAAAATAGCTATCGTTATGGACGAAATTGACGGGATGAATAGTGGAGATAAAGGTGGATTAAATGCATTAATCAAATTAATCCGTCAAAAAAAGACAAAAAAACAAAAAACGGAAAGCAAAACGATGAATCCTATTATTTGCATCGGTAATTATTATACAGACAAGAAAATGAGAGAACTTATGAAAGTATGCAATGTGTTTGAATTAAAAACACCTAATCAGGACGAGATACAGAAAGTTATTTTAAGCACATTACGCAAAACAATAGTTATTCGTAAAACAGAAATGGATATTTTGATGAATTATATACAAGGTGATATGCGTAAATTGAAATTTACCATTGATATCCTCAATAATGATAATGCAAAATTTAATGGTATTACTGAATTACTTGATATATTTCATACCAAAAATTACAATGATGAACCAAAAACGATTACTAACGATTTACTAGAGACGAAATACGCTATTAATAAGCATAATTTTGTAATGAATGAAACAGATAGAACAATTGTTGCATTACTTTGGCACGAAAATATCATTGAGAAAATAAAGTCGATGAAACCGGTAGAATCGTTTCCATTGTATTATAAAATACTGCGAAATATTTGCTTTGCAGATTATATTGATAGGATCACATTTCAAAGTCAAATATGGCAATTTAATGAGATGAGTTCGTTAATAAAAACATTTTATAATAATAAGATATATCACGATTATTGTCAAGATTATACATTGGATTCCCTTTCCGAAATTCGATTTACAAAAGTATTAACAAAATACTCTACCGAATATAATAACTCATTGTTTATTCAAAATTTATCTCAAAATTTATCTATGGACAAGAGAGACATAATGGCTTTTTTTCAGGAAATTCGATTGTGTATTGGGAAGAATTTTAATAATGATACAGAAATCTTATTACAAGTTGAACAACTATTTGATGATTATGATATAAATAGGCTAGATATAAAGAGAATGTATCGTTTTTTAGATAAGAATTCTAAAAAAGATGAATTATGTGAAGAAGTGGAAGACGATTTATAAAATATCATACAAGATATATTTTATAAATTAGAAATATCTATTATTTTTTCAGGACGGAGCTTACTAACATCTAAGTTGGTTTCGATTGGTGGTGCAATCGGTGGTGCAATATTTATATTATTCATACTATTTTGTTTCATTGAGATTTCAATTATGTCGCTATGCGCTTTTGATAATTGATTAAGTAATTCCTGTTTCTCCGCTTGAAGTTGATTGATTATTTTTTGTTGGTTTGTAATCATAGCAACAACCTCTCTATTATTTAATTGTTTAGGTGGCTTACCTGCCTCATTGAACATAATAGGTCCATTGTTTTGTTTTTCTTCCATATCTTTAACCATAACATCACGTCTGGCTTCTATTTCTTTAATCTGTTTTAATACATCGGGTTTCATATTAGGCAGTCCGGGTTCATATTTTTCTAATAACCCATCGATCTTTTTCATAAAAAATTGTTTGATGTCTTTTTCGTCGTTGTATTTTATAAACATATCGACTGTTTTATTAGACTCTTTAAAGAAGTCTGGGTGAGCATTATCAAACATTTTTCGTTTATCGTAAGTATTATGTTCGTGTGAGAAAACCAATATAGATTTTAAAGGGTCCAATTGAACAAAAGGCACTGTATAATCTTTTAAAAAAGCTTTCTCTTCGGCTAATGCAGCATTATCATCATATTTGGTATCATTTAGTAGTTCCTTTTTAAATGCAAATGTTCCGGCGGTTGCGTGATTTGGTCCATAAGGCCCACATTGAATCATTTTCTGAATGTGCTTGAAATATATATATATTTCACTACTACCTGCACATAATGCTTTCGGATTTTCTTGTAGTTTTTCCACCGCGTGGCTGACTCTATCTGGCGGGTAGTAGTCATCGTCATCCATATATACGATAATGCTACCCCTGCATTGTTTATGCATAAAGTTCCTCTTAGCACCTAACATCATTTTGTCTTGTATTTCGAAATATCGAATTTGCTCAATATTTGATTCTTCTACTAAATCCTTAATCTTATCGGTACCGTCATCGACGATAATCCATTCTATTCTATTTTTGGGGTATGTTTGATTTCGAAAACATTTAAACATTGTTTCGATAAACGGCCGTCTGTTGAATGTAGGCGTGCATATAGACACCATCGGCAATTTTTTAGTAGCATTTTGTTTCCCCATAGTCTAAAGTATGTATTACATATTCAAATTATTTTATATAATTAAACCAATAAATATCTTAGTTATCTGCAGGTTTGTTCATTTCTGAAAACTTGTCGCTTAATCCTATATATAACATTGTAAACATAATTAATCCAAACAAAAAATTAAAATATATAAACGAATCTTTAAATGATACACCGGAGACCATACCTGCCGCATCAGATAAGTTGTTTTTCAATCGAAAGAAGTAAAAAATAATAATAAATGCAATAATTATCATAAATATGTTTGATTTGAATAAACCCAAATACTTGATAATTATTCTTAGCAACTTTCTTAGGAATCCTTCTTCTTCACAACTTACTCCACTAGATGATGGCTCAGAATTATCACTGTGAAAAATGATATTTTTAATGGTTTCTATTAACCCTTTATCCGAATATAAAAATATTGCACCCAGTGAATACAATAATAGATATAATATAGATAAAATGCCTCCTATTGGAACACTAACAATAATAATAATAATGAATCTCAATATTATATTAAACACTAAAAATAAGATAGGAGAGGCTGCTGTTTTAATTAAATCTGATAGTTTCATTGAGAACAAGGAAATGAAAAAATTAAGGAAAACAGTCGCAAACATCAAATTTACCATAAAATTACTAGTTGTATCTGTTATCAATGCTATAAAGAAATCCTTTATATTTACAATGAATCGTTTCAGCACGAAAAATGTAGTGATATAAACTAACATAAACTTCATTTTCCCATTTAACCAAGAAGTATAAGTGGGAACAAATTTCGTAATAAAGTAATCGAGAACACTAGGGAAAAATAATGCAAATTCAAATATAAACATTATGAATTTTAATACATTCGTCTCATCTGCTTCCGCCTTTTCTTTCAGTTCTTGAATTGACAAATGGAACATATTATCATAATCATTAAAATACATCACAAAATACCAGTTATAAGAAATCGGTATGCTGACGATAGCTGCAAAAATGGTTGATAAATATTGTCGAATGAGTTCAATATCTTGTTCGGTTGCTTTACCTTGTGATAGTGAATTAGCTAGATTCTCAGCTAGAATATGCACCCAACTTGTGGAAACATCATAAGCGTTATTAATTCCATCGGCAAACCCTTTTTGCCAGTCCACTTTTTTCTTGGAATCGTTTATATCTGGTGGGACATTATAACATTTTTCATTGGTTGGATCATTTAAGTCGGCATCGGTGCAAGTTTGGTCTTGAATTCCCTCTATCATTTTATTATTTACAAGATTCGAAAGTAAATCGAAATTTTCAACCGCTACCTCTTTTTTATTATTTATTACTGGGGTTTTCTTTGCATCAGATACATTGGTAATTGTTCCAAAAGTCTCTATATTTTTATAATTATTCTTCATTTTTCGGTTTTTTATTTTCTTCATTTTTGATTCCATAGCAGCTGTTTGGAAATTATGGTCGCGATCTGATTGGTTCTTACTAAACCGATTATTTATCATATTATTTTCAGATGCATTCATATTAATAAATTAAGTATATTATATATATAATCTTATAATATATTTATGGTTATAACTTTACCTAGCATATAACATACCGCAATTTCCATTAATGACCGATAAAATATTATATCTCTCTTCAAATAACGTCATATTGTAATTGTATTCATATAGCCTCCAGTTTGATTTTCTAACTCCTATTAATTCTCCAGCATCATCACATATAATATCATAATTAGAGTTGACTGGATCTATAGTTGGTAAAAATGTATTTATTTCCAATTCAATCGTTTTGAATTTACTCATATTGATGGCCCCAGTAGGCTGATATTCAAATGGGCTCGTGTTTAAGCAAAAATTGTAGCAATATAATCCTTCTTTCGCAGCTCCCCTTGTTCTAGTATATTTCTCTATATAATCATATACACCCCTCGTCAGCAAATTCTCCCTATATTCTCCATTTAATAATATTCCCATTGTTTCGAGTATATGTTTTCGATTTTCTGCGTGAAAATCACCGGTAGTTGTTATGCCAGTATTTTGTAATGATCTAGGGTGCACACCTATACCGTATATTTGATTTACATCATCATATATATTGATATAATTCGTTGTTAAATATGCTTCTATTTCAGGTATCGCATTAATCGACGCTAACGTAACATTTGATGGTAAATTATGGTAGGGCCAGTTTGTATAATTACTCCATTCATTTCGCAAATTCACATCATTTCGTTGTAAAAACCACATCCAGCTTGCTATCATACCATTCGTTTCTAGTTTAATTTTTTTGGTGCCAGTTATATTTTCATATTTATGTTCGTATACGTCTTTTATCAAATATACGTGGTCTTCTGCTGCGAATTTTTGGGTTTCTTCTTTTGACAAAAAACAATAGGTCGACATTAAATGTATATCTGCATTCCACGTATTCACCTTGTTTTCATAATAAGTTGAGTCGGATAAAGGATAAGGCGGCGTTTGTAAAAAACGATACATCTGAAAACGGTTTTCATTAAAATCTGGTCGAACATATGGATATGCATATGAATAATCAAATACGTCTCTCACTTGAAACAACTCCTGAATAGGTCGCATTGTAACGGTAATTGATAGTTCGTTATATTGTAATGCTACAAGTGGAAATGCACAATTACTATTCAACGTAAACCACGTATTGATGGGAATATACAGATTTCGACCACGGATTGACGGTTCAGCACCCGTGGTAGATGCAGTATGAGCAGCTGATGGATATACATTTGAACGACCATGGTTATAGGCCGGGTTGTGCATATCAATAGTATTACCAGTCATATTATTAAATAATTCTTTTTTTTCTGCAGTGAAATCACGGTCTACCATTGCAGCCATATATTCTCCGGTATATCTCTGCAACTGCATACCACCGCACGTAATTTCGACCTCTTTTATCATATGTGTTCCGATATCTTTTATCCACTTAAAATCATATGGTGCCCATCTATCCGACGTCTGTTCGCTAGGGGAGTGAATTGGACTCCATATATCTGGTAAAGTTACAACTATATAAGTATCCATTAATAAATCTGCATATCGAGGAATTTTAAAGGTAAAAATAGATTCTTCTGATGGTCTTAGTTCTCTTAAACCGTTATAATCTATTCGAAACTTCTGTAGTCCAAAATTTGTATACTTCACATAGGCCACTTTGAAAAATGTTTTGCATGGATTCCCTGTTAGAAATAAATTATTACTTCCGGTTGAGATAATATTTAGTAGTCCACCTGCCATTCTTACTGATAATATATAATATATATTTTTATTATATTTGTTTATATATACAATATATAACAGAATGGATTATCTAAGACTTTTATTGAATATCTTCATATGTATCATTTTATTTTATGTCTTTTATAAATTTATGAAAGATCGGGCTGTTAGTTTCGTTTCAGTGAAAGAAAGTTTGGTTGATATGGTTGATAATGAAGAGTTAAATAATCTCAAATCAAATAAAAACTCACCTAGTATTGGTAATATTCAGTCCATACAACCTAAATTTGCAAATATGCCTCTCAAAGAATATTGCATAAAGGCCTCTTATAATTCAGCAGTTTCTGGCAAATCGGTAAATAAGGATATGATTAAATATGTTTTGAATAGAGGTTGTCGTTTTTTAGATTTTGAAGTGTTCTATACCAAAAACAACGAGAATTTTGTGCCAGTCGTTGCTGAATCTAGCGACCCAGAATTTAAGAGATTTGATACAGACAATCATATTACTTTAGAAAGTGCGTTTTCAACTATGGTCAGTAATGCTTTTTCGGGTAATTCGCCCAATAAAAAAGACCCTTTATTTATCCATCTAAGAATTAAAACCAAAGACACTAATTGTTATAGCTCTATTGCAAAGTTGATCGATTCTATTTTGAAAGTGAAATTATACGAAGGTGAAATAACCAAAGACACCAAAATGGAAGAACTTATGGGTAAAGTTGTTATCATTGTCGATAAGACTATACACCGAGATTACAAAGATTATGCTAAATGCAAAGGATCAGATATGAAGTGTTATGATTTAGCTAACTATTTGAATATTGAGAGTGGTAGTCAGAATATGAATTTATATAATCTTATGCAATTAGAACAACAAGCTAGTAATCCGGCGCTGATTAAAGATGATAACGTTTCGACTTCCAGTCTTGCTAGTAAAGTTGTATTGCCCATCACTAAATCCGATAGAAATCCCGATATGAAAAAGATGATATTAGATTATGGTGCTCAAATTGTCGCTTATAGATATGGCAATATCGATGATAATTTAGTAGATTGTGAAGTGTTTTTTAATGATAGCAAGGGAGGCATTCTACCATTAGCAGCAGCTATTCCTTATTTTGAGCGTGTCCAAAAAGAGCTAACCAGAAAAAAATAGTTTCATAATATATACATTCGTTTTTATATATTATGCCTAAGAAATCGGCAAGCACCGATAAAACCAAAACTAAATATAAAACTAAATTGTGCGGACCAACTATGAAATTTGCTGACTGTGAATTAGCTATTTTGAGACATGCGGTTGAGAAAACTGAGCAAAAACAGGGGGTGGCAAAAGTAAACAATCCAGAAGTCAAGAAAATGTTGTCTATTGTTGAAGATTTTTTGCGGAAAAAACAACTAATATGTTATGGTGGCACTGCCATTAATAACATATTACCAAAACACGCTCAGTTCTATAAACGCGAGATTGAAATGCCTGATTATGACTTTTTCTCTGATAATCCTATTGAAGATGCAAAAGAATTAGCTGATATTTATGAAAAAAATGGTTATTCTGATGTTGAAGCTAAGTCTGGGGTGCATTATGGCACATTCAAAGTGTTCGTTAACTTTATACCAATTGCTGATATCACTTTTTTACATCCGGAGGTTTATAAATCGATTAGAAACGAATCTATTAAACTGGATGGGATTCTTTATGCACCACCCAATTTTCTACGTATGTCTATGTATTTAGAATTATCTAGACCCGATGGTGATGTATCGCGTTGGGAAAAAGTATTGGAACGGCTAACATTATTAAATAAATATTACCCTTTGAATACATCTGAGTGTATGAAAATCAGTTTCAAAGATAACAATTCTTCTCCATCTAGCGAATTAACTACTATTATCAGGAATTCACTCGTAGATAATGGTGTGGTATTCTTTGGTGGATATTCTACTTACTTGTATTCTAAATATATGCCAGAAAACGAACAGAACAAAATCAAAGATATATCTGAATATGATGTATTATCAGAGAACCCTAAACGAACAGCTACTATATTAGTCGAAAGCTTGAAGGGAAATGGGTATAAAAAAACTAAAATGATTATTCATAAAGAGATTGGGGAGATTATACCTGAACACTATGAAATAACAGTTAATAATAAAAGTTGTGCATTTATTTATAAAACTATTGGTTGCCATAGCTATAATAAAATTACAATTGACAATAAACAAGTAAATGTTGCTACTATTGAGACAATTCTATCTTTTTATTTAGCATTTATATATATAAAAAAAAAACATTATAATAAAAATAGACTTTTATGTATCTCCCAGTTTTTATTCGATTTAATGGAGAAAAATAGACTCAGCGACCGTGGATTGTTAAAACGGTTTACTATCAAATGTTATGGCAAACAGAAAACATTAGAGGATATTCGATCTGAAAAAACAAGTAAATACAAGGAATTCAAAGATCTTGAAGTCGATTTCACTTCTAAAGAATACCAGATGTGGTTTTTGAAATATAATCCTTACATCAAAAAGAAACCTACCAATAAGACTCGCAAAAATAGTCCTACCAAAAAAACGAGTAAAACGAAGACAAGTAAGCAAAAAAGTAGCTTTTTGTTCTAATTTTATAGTGGATTGTGTCGTTGGTTCTCAAAAGTATATATAATTTTTAATATTAAAAAATTATATTACAATGTTGTTATAAACCCGATTGCTTTGTTTATAGTATAAAAAATATTACCGAACAACAAACTCTTTAATACTAGTCCGTAAAAATTAAAGTTGCCATCGTCGCTGTAAATAGATAAAAAGGAGAACTTTTTAAAGATAAATGTATTTACCATCGGCAATTGAAAGAAAAAATATAGAATCGCTACGAAAATAGGGGTCTGTATATCGTTCAAAAATGAATCTAGTGTGTTCTCGCGATATCGTTTTTGCTCATATTCTCTCAGGTTTTGCTCAGTCATATCGTGATGTTCTCGAACATAATCATTGTGTGCCTTTGCCGATGGAATATGGTTGGGTTGCACTCGCTCATCTATATTGTATCCTTCTGTATGCATCGGAATATCTCTAGATGGCAACTGTTGAGACGACATATTTTGTATTTGTTCTCTATATTCTTCTGGCAACCCTCCGGTTTGGTGTTGGGATTGAAATCCATCCATCGAATGAGTTTGTTTGGCAACCCGCTCTACTTCTGGATTTGGTGCGATCGGATTTTGCTCTGATATACCATAAGGGTTCGGGTGCACGTTAATCGGCTTGTAATTTGTAGGCAATCCTTCGTCAGTTTTTTTTTTGGATTCAGATATACTGATTGTTTGTAGTGCGGACGATCCATTAGAAGCACCGTTTGTCGGTAAATCTGCAATCCTGGTAATTGAATTTTCCATAAATAACTATACAATTATAACATAAGTTTGATTGTATAGTTTAACGAATAAAATTTTTATTCCACTGAAGTGGACATCACTTCAACTACTCTTTTTGTGCTATCGCATTTATCTGATTGTGCTGAATATTTATAACATTTTTCACCGTGTTTGAACGTTTTGTCTTCTATATCTGTAATAATAGGCCCATTAAAACGGATACAATTCTTCTCATTGCAAACTTTTCTAAATAATGTTGCAATTCCTAAACCAAAAATAATAGATATTATATTTTTTCCTATTTCTGATGTAAATAACCTTCTAAAATTCATATATAATAACTATCTAAAAGAATTCATTCCAGCATTATGATTGTAACGGTATTTTGGTAATTTCACTTTCATTTGTTGGGCACGTTACCTCTGTTTGTTTCATCGAAAAACAAGTATCCGTCGAATCTTTATATTGTAGAAGAGATACGTTCTCCGGTGTAGGATATACACGTATCGTTTTCATATCGGGCATAAAAATATACACTGCGAATAGCCCTAAGAATAAACTCAATAAAAACAACTTTACATTTATAAACTTGAACATATTCATTTTTACAATTATATATATTTGTTATATAAAATATATAATTCCAAATTTTATGATGTATTTCCTGTTCTATTAATTGTTCTTCTTCTTCTTTTTTTTCTTCTTCTTATCTGCGTTTCCTACTGTTTTAGATTCCTTTTCGGTTGCCTCTTCTGCCTTCATCTCCCTAATTAAATCCGGATGGACGAATGATTTTTCCTGCACATCTTCGCCATCTAATTTAAACACGAATTTATCAGGATTATTCGTTTGTTCTAACTTGAACTGGGCCTTCATTTTATTTTGCTGACGAATTCTTTCAAAATGGGCCTCTCTATCCGATGCCTTTTCTTTTTCGATTTGTTTCTTCTTCTCTTCTGCTTTCTTTTTCGTTTTTTCTTTATTACCAGACATATTCATCATTTGATTTAATGCATTCTTGTTTATCTTCGCATTCTTACCTAGTCCTCCCATACCCTTCATCATTGATTTTAACATCTCATTTACGCCCGCATCTCCTCCTGAACTTTTCACTTGGTTCAAAAAATCACCTGCTTCCTTCATAATATCATCTCGTGAAATTTCGCCACTTTTCATTTTGTCATCTAGACGACCACTTACCGTCTTCATCAAACCCTTAATTTTGTTTGGATTTTTCATCAAATTCTTCATAACATCTTGGGCGTTTGCATTATCTAAGTCTCCACCCAATGCATCCTTGAATTCATCTGCTACTTCCTCTGCTAGTTCTTTTGCCAACTTTCCAATCTTCCCGTCAAACAACTTTGTCAAGTGAGATTGCATATTCTCCATATTTGGCATACCCTCCATTTTCGGCATATTTTTAAACATATTCTTCATTTCTTCTTCCATGTTATCCATTCCTCCTTTCTGACTTTCTGCTTCCGGACTTTCTGCTTCCGGACTTTCTGCGTCATTGCCCTTCATTTCTCCTTCTGTTGTCTCTGTGGATTCTTGATTGGTATCATTCGTATTAAAATTATCGAATACTTCTGATATATTTGACATTGCATCCTGCATTTTTTCCTGCAACATGCTCTCATCAATACCGTCAAACATATTTAGCGTGTCTCCAAAACTAGATTTATCATCGACATTACCTACCACAGTAAATAAAGTTAACTGCAAATATTTCCACATTACTTTCTTAGAATTATCACTTACACCTTCTATATTGAATAAATATTTGAAACTCATCTTGGGGAAAAAAGAAGTCTCTGTGCGACTATCCTCTTGAAAGATTTCCTCGTTTTGGTATAAAATATCAAAAAATCGTTCTGGATATACTTTTGAGCAATGTTCAAACAGATCCTGGAGTTCTTCGTCAGTTGCATCTTCGTCACCCCATTTACGCCAATAAATATCATACTCGGGAAATACAGTTGTCAGGTCATTTGTAAAATCTCGAATTAAAGAACGAAAATTAGCGGGAAAAGGTTTTGTATCTGAATTCATTAAACTATATCAATAAAGTTATTTATATAGTTTTTTTTGTTTTTATACTAATTATTATGGTTTACTTTGTTATATAATTATCTAGTAAGTCAGCTGCTTTTTTGTGTGTAAATTCATCGCCTATAGATTCATCGCCTGTAAATTCATCAATATCTAATTGTCGCGCAACACTACGAACCAGCTTTGGTCTGGGTAGTATTTCTGTATTTTCTTCTATTGTTCCCAATGTTTCGTTTTTTATTTTAGTATTGGGTGCCGAGCCATCCTCTGTCCCATTTTTTTCATTTTGACCATTCATTTTCAATCTTCTCAACAATAATGAACCTTCAATAGCCTTATCACACTTATGCTTTCGTAGTAGCATTTCACTACAGGGAGACAAAGATAGATCCGTCTGCGATATACGTCGCACTCGTTGCCCTGATGGGTCCGAATCGTTATCTATATTCATTGTTATACTTATCTATAGTATCTAACTATAAATATCAATTTTGTTAAACTCATCTAAATCTAATTCGCTATGGTTCATATATATATATATGATTCGTCCATCTTGGAATGAATATTTTAAACAAATTGTGGAGGTAACAGCAAGTCGATCACCATGCACACGATTACAAGTTGGTTGTCTATTAGTAAAAGATAACCGTATCATTTCGCAAGGGTATAATGGTTTTTTACCTGGATGCCCGCACGAATCGAAAATGCAAAACGAACACGAACAAGCAACTGTTCATGCTGAACAAAATGCGATTACTGATTGCGCAAAACGGGGAGTCAGTTGTGATAATGCAGATGCATATATAACCCATTACCCGTGTGTCAACTGTATGAAATTATTATGTGCATCTGGTATTCATAATATTTTTTATATTAATGATTATAATAATGACCCGCTTGTAGAGTATTTTTTTACAAAATCTTCAGTTGAAACAATTCGCAAAATATAAATTATGCGTAAAATGACGAAAATTGACACGACAGATAAATATATTCATATAGGCATACACAAAACACCACAGAGTTATTTTACAACATGTCTGCTATCCGATCAAATATCGAAATTTACATCCCTAGAATTCTGGGCAATGTTTCTCGCACCAATATCACCCGGGCGTTTAACAACTTGAATATAGGAAACACTGCGAAAATCGATATGCACAGGAAAGTAAATGAAAATGGACACAGATACTCTTTTGCATTTATTCGCCTTGAATTATACAATACTGGCCCAGCCGAACGTCTAAAAACTTTATTAAATACAAAAGGGGTGATGCACCTTGTATATGACGAGGAAGCATTCCAGTATTGGGAAGTAAAACAGCACGTTCCAAAAAATAGTCGCAAGAGAGTAGATAATGCACCAATTCAACCTCGTGAAGTAGCAAAGATTATTATTAACAAATGGAACGATACCGTGCCAGAATGCAAGATCAGTTATTGTGGAATTACGCAACAAGACCGCATTGATATGATTGAAGAATACGAGGAGCTACAAAGAGAAATTTCCCAACTGATTTGCTAATTCACAACATACTATAAACATTATATATTACATCTTCCTATCTTATGATTAGACTCATCGTCGTTTCATATGGTATATAAAAAATACCTATTACAGGTATTTTTTATTCTATTTTTTATTTCCTTTTCCTTTTCTGTTTCGCTTTGTCTTTCGTTTTACTTTTTGCTTTTGTTTTTTATTTTTTGTTTTTCTATATTTACCACCTATTTTTTGCACATCTTCTTGCACTGGAACTGCCTGCGCAACAGGCATTTCACCATATGATTCATTTTCTGCGGGAGGAGCGGTTGGTGAAATAGTATTCATAACAGAACTGGCAATATTTGTAAAGGGATTCGTAGCCGGCGCTTCTGTATCGACTGGTTCTGGTGTTTCCTCTAGTGTGGGGTCAATCGTTTCTTCTGGTTGATCAAACGCCCCCTCTGTGGATTCTACGTCCTTGCCTGTTATTTGAGAATATGTAACCACTAAAGATGTAATTCCGATGAAGACATATGCTAATGCTGGTATTGATTGTTCATACATAATGATTATTCTAGTTATATAATCATTATATTTTTATGTGTATTTGTTATTCCTAAAAACAGTAGCATCATTATCCCCCCTTTTATTGGCGGCTCTCTAACGTTTTTTGATATTTCTGCGTCCATCGTGCTTTTGCCTCTTCTGAAATGGTAATCCCCATATGCCTCTCGCATTGATCAGGGTTATCATAAAATAAATGGTCTTCCTTCAAAGGATCAATTCCAATACCTTTGTAAATTAACTTGAAATACAAGTCCTCATCTGAAGAACCGACCTTCGATGAAAAATCATATTGACCATATATTGCATCGCGAATCGCTGCCCCAGGGATAATACTGGTTGAATAATATACAAGACTTCCTTCCTTCAGTTTGATTTTACGGAGTCCATTGTCTTGTTGTTTCTTATTCTTTCGACCATTTTTTTTGTCTACTACCGAAAATACAACCGATGATTCTTCAGATTCATAATCATTGTGTTCTGAATATTCATCACAATATTGGTCGATATCGTTTTCCCTTTCGGAAATATACGAATTAATCGAGTAGTTGTCTTGATCTTGCTGTTCTACTTGAGACATTTTATTAGCAACTGCTTTAATGTATGATAGACTAGGTTGGCTATTATATACTATATGTGCTATAAACAGTTTATATTGTTTAATAAAATAATAAATATATTACTTCACGCCTGGAATAAAATTATATTATATATCATCAATGTATATGCCATTTACAGAAACAGAGTTAGAAGAATATCTGAATAAATATTTTACAAATTCACCTGCTACAAATCATCTTGAAAAATATAATCCTTCGACTACTATAGACGTTCTCGATAAAAAGGCTTTTGACTCTATCAAAGATATTGAACCAATTGATACAGATATTACATTTACATATTTAGAAAATGATATTCTATCTAATAACATCGAATACCAGAGAGATTATTTGAAGAGTTATGATATGCACCTGTGTTTATATAACGTTGATGCATCTCTTCGTCTTCCATTCTTAAAATATTTCTTTATTATTGAGAACAATAAAAGGAAATTCTATACAAAATCTATGGATATGAGACAATTTATTGATATTAATGAAAATAAACACGCTATTCCTCCTACCGACGACGACCAAGATGATGATGACCAAGATATTAGCGAAATAGATCAAGAATTTATTCGTCAAATAACCGAATTTGCAAAAGAAAAGCTTCGAGATGACCTTGATATTACAAACAAATACAAAGGGTTCATTGAAGATGATAATAATAATATATTTATATTTATAGAAATCGAGAACCAATTTGATATTAGAGATAATAATAAACATAAAATAGCTATTTTAGATGAAATAATAAACAATAACATGATAACCAACGAACCTATCGACCCAACTATAGTATCTCTGTTTCAAAAACACGAATTTATACAAAATTTGAGAACAAAAGAAAATATTAGAGTGCAATTTCCCAAAATAACCTATATTTGTAATCAAAACGACAGCGGACTTGTTCAAAATATGTTTGTTGATGAAAATGCCCGCACAAAAATACTCATTTATCCTACGATTAACTACAATGAATATGGAGACATATATACCTTTTCTACAATTCCCATTACACTTGAAAATATAGATAATATTAGAAGATATGCTTGCTTTATTGAGAACCAATCTATAGACGAAGACGAAGATGAAAACGATTCAGGAAATGTATCATTTCAAGAAAACGACGTCCAATTTTATGGATTATACGATGATGACGTTTTTACTGAACTAGATTGATTTGGATATATTGCAATAAAAAAGCGACGGTGCTCTTTATCTTTTTATATTATTATTTTTTATACTGCTTCAAAATATTATTTGAAGTGATCATTACGAATAATATCCAAACATTTCCATACAATCTCACTCTTTCTACTAAATCTACCTCTACCTTCTCTTATATATTGCAGCATAACAGGAGTGTTATAAACAATAGTATCAAATTCCAATGCTGATATTGTTTTTACATACTCTGGTAATACCATTTCTGGTTCATTTATGTCCATTTGGTCTCGAATAATTTCAAGGGTCTCTTCTACTAGTATTGACATGATTGACATTGTTAATTATAAAATATGGTTAATTATTGCTTATCAAGTAAATATGTAATCTTATCAATTTATTACATATTTGCATATTTTATACCAATTCAATATCATATGTTTTCAAAAACGTATTCAATACATTTTCATCAACACTTTCGCTGAGATTTACTATAATTTCATCTTGTAAAGGTTTTCGCTCGTAGAGTTCAATGAAAGTAGATACATATTCTTCTATCAGTTTAGATTGTTCTTTATAAAAGTTAGCGGCGAGTGTTTCTTGTTGCTGCGATATACGCATATTATCTAATTGCTTCTTCATTTTAGTATTTTCTAAATCATTCAGTGCATTTAATTCTCGCTCTTTTTCTTCCAGCCCTCTCTTCTGCTCTTGAATCAAAGATTCTTTATTCAATAATTCTAATTCAGGGTCATCTTCACTCACTGCATTTTCTAATGCTTTATACCACTTATGTCGTATTTCGTTTGCACTTATAATTGTATCACATATATCAGGTTTTTTCAACTGCTCAAATCGAAGTCTCTTCTTTGTTCCTTCTTTGCCTACAAATGCACTGTTAAATTCACTTATCACGGAAGCGATAATATCAGGACTAGTCTCCATCAATCTATCGAACTCCTGCCGACATATCTTAATAAAGGTTTTTGCATCTGTTCGCTCATCTGGATGTTTTGATAACTCGATACGAATATTTCTAGCAAATTTATCCCAAGCAATAGACGATACGCGATGAGCTTCATTCAATTCTGAAATCTTTAAATATTGCTGTATGGTAGTTAGAATACCAATAAAGATATTAATGGAACCAATGATTAAGGGAGCAAATGGTTGGAAATTTGTAGGTATGCTTGATTGGGCAAACGATGCTGTACCACTAATTGTCGAAAATATAATTGCTGGTATGGTAAACCACGCATGCATATACGAATACTTTGAATGAGAACGAGAATTTAACCATTTATAACATTGTGCAACATCACACCATTCTACCATTATCATCTCGTTTTCTGGAGTCCATTTTACTGATACTTTTGGATTATCTATTATGGTCGTGTCGGAGTGGTCTTTTGACATATTATCTATTGATTCTTTATTCTCTTTTTCATTATTAGACATTTCATACATTTTCTATATTATATAGTATCAAATATTTTACGCAGGTAATAATATAATTACACTTCCTAAATATTGTAATTATACCAAGTCGTTTATTTATCGTTAATCGTAGTGAATACCGGCAATGTATCATCGTTTGACCGTATTAAGTGATTTCCGGATGCATCGTCTATATGTAAGTGAGGAGTAGGCATTTCTTTCAATACTGGGATAGTATCTATTTGTGATTCCGTAGCATCTTGATGCATTGAATCCACCATCGTAAAATTATGGTCCTTGTTAATGTCATCAAACGTAAATGCGTGATCCGAATTCAAGTTGTTCTCGATATCTACGTCAAACTCACTATAGCTCTGAAACAAACGTTTTATCTGTTTTTGCTGCGATAATTGGAAAAATGAAATATAATTTATATATAACTCGGTTTGAGCTTTCAAAATATGATTGTCGTGGCTTAATGTATTGACAAAATTAGATATTGAATATCCTGCATGAGTATTCACTGTATATTCTTTTATTGCCGCTTCTTTATCCATACTAACAACGCACATTTCCTTTACACAATCTATCATCTGTCTGTATACCAGCTTAATGTTGTCTATACCATAATCATAAAAAGGTTCTAAATCTTTATAAGCCGGCATCATTGGTGTGCGCATTTCGATATTTAATTCGTCTTTGTTCTCATTTATGTATTTATTGATCAACTTATATAATTTGTAATAATCACAGTACATACGATTTTTCATCATAGAAGCAAATTTATTCAGATTTTCCAGTTCCATCGAAAACGTTTTATATTGAAAAAAAAAAGAGTCCAAGCAAAATAGAAAGATTTGCTTACTGTTTGTTTTACTCATAAGTGTATGCATTTCCTTGAGCTTCGATAATTTAGTTTTCATCAACTCTTTCTCACGGTCTATCTTTTCATTTAAAATTAAAATATTATCAAAATTTTTCAATAATTTGTCTAATTTATAAGGGGAGTCGTCGTTCATTTTTAGTTATATAATAGTGTTATATAAAATTGATAAAACAGACCCAATCTAAATTTATATTAACTCACTGCGTAATAATAAATATGGCGATTTTTATAAATACATATGACAAGTTAGATAAATTTCTGGATACTAGATACGATTATGTGTATGTATCTATTGGTTCTAAATTAAATCAATCTTATATAAACAAGCATGCGCGGACAACGAATGCACGAGAACAAATGCTCCCGCAATTTCTGCAGGGGAACATTGATGTCCGTATTTTATCAATTGTTGTGGATGTATTCCCTGATATGGATTCCGTTATTCAAAGCACACGTTTATTAGATGACGCCATAACCGATAATATCACCTGTATAGTATTGAATAAATTTTGCAACCACGCATTTATAACATCCTTTGTAGAGAAAATGACTGATTATTTTCAATGTAATCAGATGTCGCCGTCGAATTGTATGATTTGTAATTATGTCCGACATATAAACACTCCTAATCCTATCGAACAAGAGAGTGAAGATGGTATTCCTTCCACCATACAGAAGTGCTTGAATATTTGTAATAATGGGAAATATGATAAATGCTTTTACCAATGGTTTGGGTATAGGACCAACTTTAATAATTATATTTACAACTATAAAAATATGAGAATGTATGAATTTCACCCCGCTCATATGAATACGGTAGAAGAACTATTGAAACTGATACCAGGCGTTCGCAATAACAGTTCGACTGTTGTCCAAAATCAATCTGTTATTCATATATTTAAAAATATAGTCAATATCACCCTTCCTAATAATTTGGCTGATGCTATTTGCATATCGAGTTTCCAATATTTTACTTCTACCGCACAGCTTACATTTGTCTTATAGACAAATATGATCGTCATTTTTTGATGTATTGGTTAAGAGAGTCGTCTTTTTATTCGCGAGATTTTGCCAAACAATTTGTGAATAAATAATCCAAATCATTCTTATCAGTTCCACTTATGAATTCATCGGGTGCATAATGGGTATTTTCTTGGTAATACACTAATATTGCTGGAATTCCCTTCACCATTTTTTTGGTCTTCAAAAATCCATACAAGTCAATGTTTTCATCTATATCGATCATCGCACATTGTATATTATCCGGCATTTTTTGAAAATACTCTTCTACATCTTTTTCAATTACTTTACAAGGACCACACCAGGTCGCACCAAATTTAATAATCAATACTCCGGGATTAGACTCTAACAACTCTTGGAAATGCTTTCGTCCATTAATTCTAGTAATGATAGGTAATCCCATTATATATATTTGATATTGTTTATATTTATATTGTTTGATTTTCCATTCGTTTTTCTGCATAACTTCTATATACCAATGAACCAAACCCATAATTTAGACATACATATGTATAAGCTAAACGATCTGCTGAAATTATTTGAATTAACCTACGATATTTCCATTGATGATTTAAAACGAGCTAAAAAAAAGGTTTTGATGACTCACCCAGATAAATCGAAATTAGATGCAAAATATTTCTTGTTTTATAAAAGCGCTTTTGATATTATTGTTAAATTTTACGAAGAACAAAATAAACATAATAAAACGACCACGAAAGAAGACATCGCTTATAATGCTGGCGCACATAACACATTGAACAAGTCTTCTTCGAAACAAGTGTCGTCGGTTCTCGATAAGATGACTACGAATGATTTTCAGAATAAATTCAATGAATTATTCGATAAAAATATAACGAATAAACCCGACGCTAGTCGTAATGCTTGGTTCGAAAATCACGACAATGAATTTGAAATTACGGAGAATGTGAATGCGAAAAATATGGGCGAGGTTTTGAACAAAATTAAGGATACGCAGTCCAGTATGACCCGATACAAAGGAGTTGAACATTTATATATGAATAGCAATTCGGGGAATAAATTATACGAAGACGAGAACGATGACGAGTATGTTTCGACAGACCCTTTTAGTAAGTTGAAATTTGAGGACCTGCGAAAAGTGCATAAAGATCAGACCGTATTTGCAGTTAGTGAAAGAGACATAGACAAAGTGCCACAATACGGATCTGTTGATCAATATATGCGAACAAGAGGGAAGCAAGATATGAATCCACTTGAAAAAACAGAGGCAGAACGGATATTAGCCGAAGAGAACAAGGTATATCAGCAACAAATGATGCAGAAAGAATACGATTCTCAATTGAAATCGATGGAAAATGTTGAAAAAAACAAAGGCTTTCTGTCTAATTTTTTAAGATTGACATAATATTAAAAATTTATTTGTATAATATTATTTTTGTTTGATAATTATCTACAGTTGCATTTTCATCGCTTTCTGTTGTTTTGTATACCATTCTTTATCCGTATCTAACAATAGTCGGTCATAACTCATGTTGCGATCTTCAATATCACTATAGTTCTCATATTGAGTAACGGTTGCCGGCATAATCATATACCAATAATATTGCATCTGCAGCCGTTTCCAATACATATCGATTGCAAATTCCCGTTTATTAGCCGGGTTTTTCATCAACTTTTGAACGCCTTCCTTAAAGTTATCGATCAATACGTCATAAAAATCACTTTTTACAATGTATCCAGTTGTAGTCTGACAATTTAATACTCTCGCACAATAGGGCTGCACTTTTTGATAAGGTGGTACATTGTTTCCTCCTATGATGAGAACATCCCAATTAATATCTTTGTTCTCGTGAAATTTCTTGATATTTTCTAAAAACAATGATGGGTTCGTGAATGTAATATCATCTTCGCAAATAAATACGTGAGGCCAATTGCGTGTCTTAGCCAGTTCAATGCATTTAATATGACTCATTGTGCAACCAATCGCTCCTTGCGCCAATTTTACAGCATTTACTCGCTCACCTTCGACTCCTATTTTTTTCAATTCTTCTTTTACGTGTTCGAGGCGGTCTGAACGATGCTCCAAATTAATAAATAAAGTATGTTTGAATAGTTCCATATAACTGTTTATTGAGAACAACTTTATATTATTTATTTTATTCAATAGTTTGGGTTTCATTTTCCACACACACAAAATCTAATCTTCATCATCATCTTCTTCATCACAAGCATTTCCACAAAGAAATTCGCCAGTCCCTTTCATTTGAACTATATCATTATCCTTTCCACATAAATCACATTGAGCAGTTTTATTATTTGGTTCTTCTTCAATAAATAAAATATCTCCCATTCCATCATCATTAAAATATCCAATACATATTGAGCACTTTTGCCACTGTCCTCCTCCTTGATAATCTTCTTCTGTATCTTCGTCAGAATCCCAATCAGGCGGGAATCTTTCACAATCCACATTTTTACATAATGTATGGTCTTCAGTTTGATTCATTTCTTCGTTCTCCATTATGTTATTATGTATAGTAAAAATATATTTATACTCTTTTTCCAGATGATCCCTTCCGTTTTGTTATTATTTTTGTCCCGTTTTACACATTTCCATTGTGTCATTTGTTCTCTATTTCTGCTATATTTTCATCTTTTTTGACAATATTTATTTGTAGGTTCTCAATAATACTTTTAATATCTTTTAATTGGTTTGTTAAGTTTTCGTGTTCTTCTGTAATGTTCGATAGTTTCATCGTTGCAAGTTTTAATGATTGTTCTGTAATTATCTGTTTTTCCGATAACTCTGTATTGAATATAGTCATTTCTTTAAAATTATCGTGAATAACGTTAAAACTTGCATCAAATCTTTTCATAAAGTCGTCTTTGTTCTCAAAAATACTATTTTCATCTTTCCAAGAAACAGATTTCTTCGAATGGACATCTACTGTTTCTACTTCTATCTGGATATTATTTGATGAATTGTCTATTTTCAAAATTGGGTTAATAGGAGGCTGTGGTGAATTAGTAGTATTATAATATTCCAGTTCTTGTTTCCGTTCATTTAAATGTTGTTGCATTAACTCATCCATATTTCCGATTGCCTCATCTGCTTGCGAATTTTCCCGAAAGTCTATTTCCGCCGGCGCTTTCTTTTCTAGCATATTTTGATATTCTTTTTGTCTCATATCAAATTGTTGATTTGAATCAGTTTGCCTCGTATCTTGGACAACGGGAGGTGTATAAATCTGGTTAGACTGTAAATGGCTAGAACTAGAGTCTTTATAAATAGGTGGTGTATCTTGTTTTTGCTCTCGAATATTAGTAATCATATATTTGACAGTTTCTCTATTAATCGTATGTAGTTCGGCTACGGTTATAGATTGGTTCTCATATTTTTCATATATTTGCTTCATAATTTTTCGAAACCAAATAGGTTTTTGTTCGGTATCATTATTTGTAAAATGCTGCTGAATAAATGTATTATTTGTGATTACATTCCACAGCAGTTCTTGATTTTCTTTACTTACAAACAAAGCCATAATACTATAAATATACATATAAAACAGCTATTTTTATATGTATCAAGTTATTTATTATTTTTGCGGGTCTGGGTTCTCGATTTTTTCGATTTTGTTCGATTGCTTTTTTTTATTTTCGTTTTTCGTTGCTTACCGCCCTTCACCTCGTCTTTATCATTT